GGGATGGACTTACAGCGGTACATTCATGTGCCTAAGAACAAACTGTTCGGAGGCAAGGATACGCTAGAAGCACATCGTCACGGGTGTTTTGAAGTTGATATTGAACCAGCGAGGGCACGCTATGTCAGCAAGTGGAAAGTCCGTTAAGAATGGCGACGTGTATCTGGATGACGACGGGTACATTCGTGTGCTGATGACTAACACTAGTGACGTGTGGTTTACATACTTAATTTCAAAACCAGAATCAAGTATTGCTCATGCGTGGGTCAGTGAGCCTAAAGCAAAGGCATTCATTCCTGACAACAGCAAGTATGTGATGAACATCAAGGATATGCTTATCAGCGTACGACAGGAGTTGCTTAGTGAACCTAGTAATTGACCTAGAGACAACAATGCGGTGCCCTGTTGGAAACAACGCGGCTAACCCTATGTGGCCCGCCAATAAGGCGGTTGCATATGGAGCCATGTGGTTAGACACGGAGTTAGAAACCTATGCACATGCTTATGCAAAAGAGGGTTTAGATCTAGACGTACTGCGAGAAGCGTGTGATAGGGCTAACCTTGTGGTAGGTCACAACGTTAAGTTCGACTTGCTGTACGTCTACCGCAATACTAGTGACAAGCTTCCCCGTATCTGGGATACTCAGCTAGCCGCCTACATTCTCAGTGCACAACAGCATCTGTACGCTAGCCTAGACGACTTGACGCTACAGTATATTGGGGCACATGCACTGAAGGATGACAAGATCAAAGCCTACTGGAAAGCTGGTGTACGCACTGAAGACATTCCAAAGGGTGAGCTACTGTCCTACCTAGAAGGTGATGTACGTAACACTACAGCCATTTTCAAAGAGCAGTGGGACGAGTGCGAGAAGCTAGACTTACTACCTCTGATGCTCACACAGATGGATGCACTACGTGCCACCATTGAGATGAATCGTAACGGTATGCGGGTTGACTGGCACTACGTAGACCTACAGCGCAAGGCATACAGTCGGGTGCTGAAGGCAGCTAGGGAAGATGCAGAGGAACTAGCGCCCGGTGTAGACACTGCTAGTCCTAAACAACTATCTCTCTACTTCTTTGGTGGAGAGGAAAAATACAAGGAGAAAGAACAAGATGGCTTTTATAAGAACGGTAATCCACGGTTTAAAACTGTGGAAAAGATTCGTAAGATCGAAGGTAAATACCCACCTCCGGGGGAGCTAGGTAAGGGCGGTTACTACAGCACTGACGACAGTGTGCTGCGCGACCTAGCATACAATCGTGCTGACCGTCTTGCCGAAACGTTACTAATAATTCGTGAGTCTAGCAAGATCAAGGAGACATACTACGACGGCCTGAATAGTCTGCGGTTTCTAGATGACAACATCTATCCTAACCTCAATCACTGCTCAACCAAGACAGGTCGGCTATCCTCCACTAACCCTAACCTACAGAACCAGACAGACGCAGGTGACGTGAAGCGTTCATATGTTAGTCGCTACGGCGACAATGGTCGCATCCTAGAGCTAGACTATTCGCAGCTAGAGATGGTTGCACTGGCCTACTTAGCAGATGACAAGCAACTTATCGACGACATCAACAATGGGCGAGACATGCACCGAGAGCTGTACAAAGGTATGTACGGTGTGTATCCCACTGACAAAGAGCGCAAGCCCTTCAAACGGTTTAGCTTCCTGCTGGTGTATGGCGGTGGTGTTGCTACGTTGATGGCGCAGAGTGGTTGCGACAAAGCCACAGCAAAGAAGTTCATCAACACGTTCTACACACGCTACAAAGGAGTGAAGGATTACCATGAGCGAATCGTAAAGGAGGCTGAAGCTAAGGCAGTGGTCAGCTACTCAGCGGATAAGACTGGTCCCGAGTATCACTACTACCATGCTAGTCCCACTGGTAGGCACTACATCTTCAAGAAGTATCCTAACGAATACAAAGGCGGGCTATCGTTCAGCCCTACCGAATTGAAGAACTGGCCTATTCAAGGCTTTGCCACTGGCGACGTTGTACCTATGATGGTAGGTCAACTTCTCAACAACCTAGAGAAGGAAGGCTTGCACGAGGAAGCGAAACTAGTAATGACTGTGCACGACAGCGTAGTGCTTGACGTACCAGAAAAACTACTATACAATGTAGCTTCAGTAGCAAAAGATACTTTAGAGGCTGCTCCATCATATCTAAAGGCTATCTTCAATATTGACTTCCCATGCAAACTAAGTGTAGGCGTGGAAGCAGGAATTAACTGGCAAGACAAAGAGGAAATTAAACTATGAGCTATATCATTGAGAACATCACCCAGAAAGAAGTCAACACCAAGTTCGGCCCTAAGCCAGCATTCACTGTGCATGCTAACGGTGATCGGTTTAGCTACGGATTCAAGAAGCCCACCTTCAAGATTGGCGACACGGTAGACTTCCAATATACCGAGAACACCTATGGCAAGAACGTCGATCTAGCAAGCGTTCGTCTACTCAGCAAGGGGGAGGGTGCATCTGCTATCTCCGGTGTTGTTGTAGGCGGTTCTAGCCCTGGTCCTAAGGCTTATAGCAACCCTGCTAAGGTGTTCCCAATTCCCCCGCTACATGGTGATCGTGCCATTGTGCGTCAGAATTCAATCACCAATGCTGTGAAAGCTGTAGCTGATCTTATCGACAGCGACGATATGAATATTGACCTGTACGTGGACACCATCATCACCGTTGCACGTAAGTTTGAAGCCTACTCATGCGGTGATCTTGACGTAGCACAAGCTGAAGAGATGGTTGCTAAAGTGGCATCATGAAGACAATCGACAGCCTAGTGCCTGACATTTACAAGTTCATCAGTGGCGAAGTTCCAGCAGCCACTACGAACAACAATGTAAGTGTCAGCTATGACAAGTGGCTTAGCCCACGGTCTTCTGTTCGGGAGAAGAACATTCTGTACTTCAGCGAAGTAGGTGATCCCTGCCCACGACGCCTGTGGTACAAATACAACTCTCCTGAAATTGCAGAGAAGCATGACGGCAACACCCTGCTCAAGTTCTTCTACGGCGACATTCTGGAAGAGCTAGTGCTCAACGTTGCAGAGGACGCTGGTCACAGTGTTACTAGTAAGCAGGAGCGTGTGCTGTACGACGTTGGTAATGGCTGGTATGTTCGTGGTCGCATTGACGCAATCATTGATGGCGTAGTTGTGGATGTGAAGAGCACCACCAAGTACGGCGAAGAGAAGTTCAAGAACAACCTACGAGAGGACCCATTCGGCTACTACCAACAACTAAACGGATATGCTTCTACTCTTAACCATGATAATGCTGGCTTTGTTACTATTCAGAAAGAGCTAGGGCATATCAACTACTACCCCATCGAGGTAAACAAGGCGCTATTCAAGCTGCAAGCTGACCATGCTGTAGAAGCTGTGTCCTTAGCTACTCCTGACAGCATCCCACGGCTAGACCCCGTGCCAGCTAGCAAGACCAGCAAGAATAGTAAACTGTGTACATCGTGTGGCTATTGTACCTACAAGAAACAATGCTGGCCTGAGATGCGTACATTCTTGTATGCTAGCGGCCCAGAGTTTCTAGTGAATGTTGTGGATGTTCCACGAGTTCAGGAGATTGTATGAGAGTAATTAAAGAAGGGTACGTTCTGTATCACATCGCAGGCAAGAATTATGTCTGCATGCAAAACACACAGACACCTAAAGTATATGCGTCCAAAAAGAAAGCTATTGAAAGTGCAGGTTATCGTAATGTAGATAACGATCCACAATTTAAAGTTGAGAAAGTATTTCTAGTAACAGGAGAAGATGATGACAACCAAGCAATTTGAATTTTCATACTCAACCAATGAAGATCCTGAAGAGGTTACATTCGCCGACATCGAATATCCTCATCATAAGCGTATTGACCACCGCGTGTACTTCACCGACAACACTCGCTGGCCTGACGTGCTACGAGAGTTCGCCAAGTTCCTAGATGCAACTGGCTATGTAGGTGTGTATGACCGCATTGAGAAATTCATTGATGAGAACGATGCTCCACTACGTAAATATCTAGAGGAAGACGATGAAGATACTAGTAATCCCGGATTGTCAGATTAAAGATGGCGTTCCTACTGATCATCTCGGCTGGGCTGGTCACGCTATTGCTGATTACCGTCCTGACGTTGTGGTTAACATGGGCGACTTTGCAGATATGCCAAGCCTCTCTACTCACGATGTTAGAGGAAGTAAGTACTTCGAAGGACTGCGATACAAGAAAGATGTAGACGTAACCAAAGCAGCAATGAAGCAGCTTCTTGCACCTCTCCGAGAACTTCAGGATAAGCAGAAGAAGAACAAGGAGAAGGTGTACAAGCCACGCATGATTATGCTGCTTGGTAACCACGAGAATCGTATTGATAGAGCCATCAATAACAACCCCACGTTAGATGGTTTAATCTCAACAAAGGACTTAGACTATGAGCGAGATTGGGAAGTACATCCATTCCTTCACCCTGTTTTTATCAATGGTGTTGGTTTCAACCATTATTGGCCTGTTGGAGCTATGGGTAGGCCCGCTGGTACTGCTGCCGCTATTATTAGTAAGCTCCACATGTCTTGCATTGCTGGCCACCAGCAAGGAAAGCAAGTAGCATACGGCAAGCGGGCAGATGGTAAGCCTATCTGCTCTATCATTGCTGGCAGTTATTATCTGCACGACGAGAGCTACATGGACCAGCTATCCAACAAACATTGGCGCGGTCTTGTAGTTCTTAACGAAGTTAATGACGGTCACTTTGACGAGATGTTTCTCTCTATCGAATATCTAGGAAAGCGTTATGGCAAACTACAGCACAAGACTGAGGAAGGTTAAGCAGTTTATTGAGGAAAACTTTGACGACCCTGTAGAGCTAACCATTGCTCTCGGGTTGTCAGTGGATGATCTAGTTACTCTGCTACCTGATATTCTAGTTGCCAATTACCACAAATTTTTTGAAGAAGATGACGACACTGAAGAATACCCGTATCAAGCTGAGCCGCGCGACTTTGGATCAGGAGAGGATTGGGAAGACCCGGAAACGCGAGATTATTAATAACGAGCAAGAACGGGATTGGGAAACGGAGTTAAAAGAGTATGAGC